ATATATCTAATAAATGACACAATCATTGACACTCTCCGTCAAAGGAGTAAATGGTATCAGAACCCGTGTTTTGTTCAAGTTTTTTGTATCTCAGAATTGGGGTTTTGTGTCAAACTTGACGATAAAAGGTGATATTGCATATGTCAATATTGTTAATTGGGAAAACAAATTTCCACATGAAAGTGATGAGTTATCTTTACAATATAAAGATAAAGTTCTGAAAGTTCACAAGTTAAATTGGACTCCTAGGAAAAAATGGGATAATTTACAGTTTAGCGTTCTTACTTCTTTTATAGAATGTGGACGTTAGAAGCCACCTGGTAAAGAACCCTCAACACTAACTGTGGGAGGTATTACCTTCAAAGCTTTTGTACCGTCGGTAACAGGAAAATCATAGGGTTGATATCCAGGTTCAAGTTTTGGGGTATTCTTTATCACGACATCACCTTTTCTATCATCGTAAACGCGTTCTTGAGACCTGTCTATCATTGGGACTATCGGTATAGATAGAAAACGAGATCTACAGCAAATCCTGTTAAGACCAATCTCACCGTCTCCATCGTCTATTGATGACAGGATATCGACTGGCTTTTCACCGTTGGCGATGCCCTTAATGAATACACGGTAAAGATTACCGATATTACGAAGTTCTCCATTTTTTTGACGACAGGAGCAATTGTCGTGCAAAATGCTGTAAAAGAAGGTTTGCTGATCCATATTTTATTTTCTTAAATAAAATATAATTTTCATTTTATAAGGCAAAAAGATTCTTATCATATAAATCAAAAGTTTGTAATATAAAAATGGCTTCTTTCACAGCTTTTGCAAAAAATAAAAATGATAGTGGAAAAGTGAAATTTGATAAGCGTTCAATGAGACAACAGATGTCTTTGATTGACTCTACCAGGTTAAGAATGGTGGAAGAAATAAAGGAAATTCAAGGTTTGACTTCTGTGATATCCATTTCAGACAGCGAAATAAATGCCGTTGTTGAGAAATTTTCGGCTTATCCCAATTTTACAATCGTAAACACGAAATTGTTAACGGTCTGTTTCAGTATAATGAAGAACATAAGACCTTATTCTGAAGAAGATTTTGGAGCCAAAGTGTTAGAATATGAAAACGAGATATATAAAATTTTTGGTGTCACCGATGACGTCAGAAAGATGAAATTACTGGAAGATATAGTTGTTTATTCCCAATACATTGATTTCATGAACAAGAACATTGATGAAAAATGCGATGAGGACAGTGAATATGAGGACAGTGAATATGACGAGGATAGCGATTAAGAAAATTACATTCGTTTATATATCAAAAATAGAATAATGGATAAAAGAACCATAACCAATGCACCAGTTTTATAGTTGAACATATTTTCAGGATTCATATAGGAATTTAAGTTATCAATGTTAAATGTTTTGTATTTAGATTTGGTTGAACGTTTATACATTATCTTAATTTTTCTAAATCCATTATCTTCCAACTCTCTGAGAGAATCGATACTGATGTCCGATGGATTACCTGTTATATATATTACAGCATAAGATTCGCTGGTGAGAGCACCGTTTAACCTCGTCATTGGTATTACCTTACCTTGTTCTTTGTCATATAAAAATGGTATATCCAAAATTTCTTCCTGTCTCATCGGACAAGATTCTTCGTCTATGCAACCCAGAAGCATCTGCGCCACGCTTCCGGGTATTTGTTCTTCTTGAATATTTAAATTATTAGAAATCTCATCACGTAGTTGGTCATATGTTATGACCCCAGAGTCTACCATGTTCTTGATACCAGCGATATACTGCTCGAGGTCTTCTGAAATTTCACCAAGTAACTTGTCTTTATTTTCCTCCGACAACAATCGTCTTACTAATGTTGAAAAGTTGCCGATTAAGAGAGTTTCCATTTTAAAATATGTTTATTAAAACATATTTTATTATTTGGGTGCTGTTTCAGCAGTATCTGCTATCGTGAATACGTATCTTCCCCACCAGAAGATTGCCATCAATATCGTAAAAGCAAACGCAATCCATTGTTTAGGTCTAATGTAGAACTTTTCAGGATTTGCCATCCAGGACATTGCTATCCAAGAAAGAATATAAGAAAAAAGTAAAATAATTAACGAAACATAATGTGCGGTTTTCAAAAAATTAAGTTGACCCTCTTTATCTGCTATATATACACCAACACCTATACCAGATACTATTAAACCTGCGGATAAACCTATCAACGCGTATTCTACCATTTTATTAATCTAATAATTTCATATAAACATCTTTACTTGTTTTGAATATTTTTCTCTTGTTAAGTTTACGAATATCAGATGCTTCTCTGTTTTCCGGGGTCATCAACCACGCCATGAATTTCAGCAGATTTTCGTCATTCTTGTATATTCCTTTTACATTCAGATCGGCCTCGTATTCTGGAATAAGTATACCATTATCCTTATTCAGAGCAAAAGTGTCATCTCTATCATCAACCACATATGTGTTTTTTTCGTTCAACATACCTTTCGTTCTTGGGTCGTTATAAAGCTTGGAAAGCGGTTTTCTAATATAATCATTTGTTATCTGACAATCATTGTAATTATAGATAAGCAACGGTTGTTTGTTTCTATTTGTAAACATCAATTCACACATCTTCTCCACATACTTTTTCTTTCCAGCGGACCAAATAACGACATTGTCAAAATATTTGAAACAAAAATCTAAAAACTCCTTCAACCATGGTCTATAAATACCATATAGTTTAAGTTCTTCACCTGTTCCAGGGGGCGATGTGACATCTGTGAGATTCATAGTGTAAAGCCTCCCTCTATGCTTTGCCATCTTGGGATCCGTAAACAATTTCAAATTAACATACTCATCGTCATCTCCGTGGGTGTGAACTAAAGTGGCATCGATGTCCAAAACTATATTTTTCCCCATTTTAAAAGTGATTATTTTAAATCTAATTTAAAATAAAATGTGGACCTCTGCGCACTATGTAGATGGATTTATAAAACAAAGGAGAGGGATAATGGCTTACAGTGAAAATACACATACATACTTGAAGGGTTATAAATGGGATACGGAATACCATTGCCCTTTCACTGAAAGAAAGGGGGCGTACATAAAGAGAAAGGATTTTAAGAAAATTAAGATTATAGATGCTTATTTTTTACTTTGAACCTTGTATTTATTCCATATTTTTTGGTCTACGGTTCTCGCTTTCCCACCCAATATGACAGACGCCAAGCGCGCTCTCGCCCAACTTGTGGGATTCTGGTTGGGCCTTGAACCACCTGATTTGTAAGCCCCTCTGCCTTTAGCTAAGATTTGTTTAATTCCCTCCCTTGAAATGATGTTTTTACTGATAAACGCATCATCTGTAATCTTGTGTTTGTATTTCTTTTCAAATTTTACGACCCAAGGCGAGCGTTTGCTCTTAAATGAACCAACCTGCGGTCTTGGAGCATTAGTTTTTGAACGCAAGCTCTTAAGTTGTTTCTTGCGATCGCTTTGAGATAGTGATTTAGGAACATATTTTTTAGGCAAACCTGACTTTTTATCTTTGGGAGAACTTCTTAATTTTGATTTTGCCATATACATAGGATCCGGTACAGTTTCCAGAATAGCCCATCCAACCTTCATTTTTAAATCATAACAAAATGAAATATTTTAAAAATTGAAATTTCTATTAAGAATTGTTAAATAAAATGTCAATACGTTTAGACAAAAAAGGTAAATGCGGGGAAGGCGCTTATGGTGTCGTCTACGAGGCGAAACTCACAGTTCAAAAGGACGATGAGACTAAAGTTCAAAGAGTAGCAGTAAAACGCAATTATGGAGACACTGGGACGAAAGGTGTATCCTGTTTGAGAGAAATGAACTTTTTGGCTTCATTAAATCATCCTTGTGTAATTCGTCTAAAATCTATATCCGTAGGAGATCCATTTGAAAAAGAAAAACCCTGGACACCTAAACCTAAACGACATAAAATGAAAGAAGATAGCCATCATTTTATTATGGAATACTCTGATTATGACTTGGATAAATTTATGGAAAAATGTAAAAATTTCTACCAGTTGAAGACAATAATGTGTCAATTGTTGTTGGGTATGGAGTTTTTTCACGCCAAGGGAATTTTACACAGAGACATCAAACCACCAAATGTTTTGGTGTCAATGGAAGAAAACATACCTTATGCCAAATTTTGCGATTTTGGATTATCCTGTGTCCCCAATAAGTATAGACCAAGCACACCAGGTGCAGTAACATCATGGTATAGAGCACCAGAGATTTGTTGCGAATATTCTGATTATTCATTCCCTTCTGACGTGTGGTCACTTGGTTGTGTGTTCTTTGAGACAATTACGAAATCACCGTTTATATCAAGTAAAAGAGATGACGATAAAATGATTTTTGACGATATTATTAAGAAACACCCAGAAAACTTTTCGTTAGAAGAACTGGAAGAATACATCAAAAAGGGTAAATGTAAGTTCAAAGCAGACATCCCAAAATCCAAGAAAACTTCATTTTTGGAAATGTTAAAATCAGAAATAAATGTCCGGGATTTCAATAAAAAGGGTGGAACGATAAACGAATTTGCTGATCTATTGTCGCATATGTTGGAATTGGAACCAGAAAAACGTTACACCGTATCTCAATGTATCGAACATCCATTCTTTGCTTCATTCAAATCTTACTATGATGATATGCGTAAAAAATATCCTCCTGTAAAAAATCTTAATACCAATATTACCATCATTGATTGTATAGAACGGAGATGGGCAGTAAATATTCTGTTCAATATTTATAATAAACGAAAGAAATATAAATGGTATAGCACGGATTTGATATTTCAAGCTTTGAGATTATTCGATGAATATCTTGATTATGCTTTTAGTAGAGAAGACGTCAAACTTAAAGATGAGGTAAACGAGTTACAGGGGAGATTAAACACAAGAAAGGAGGTAGAAATCTACATTCATACTTGTATTTACATAATGTATAAACATTATAGCACTCTCTACAAATTTTATTCATGGACATCTATTTTCCCTCCTGAACTGGTTGACGACGAAACTTTGGGTTTAATGGAAGAATTTGAAAAATATGTTATCAGAAAAATTTGTAAATATGTAATTTTCAAACCAACATTTTTGGACTTGTTAAGTGAAAATACAGATAAAAAAGACCACCAACAGTTACAACTGGACATCAAAAACTACTTTGTGAATTATGGTCGTATCAAATCCTATGAAGGTTCTTTAAAAAATTTGTATGTGGACATTAAGACCTTTTTAGATAACCAATGAGCCTTTCAATAACCCAAATGCTAAAAGGAAACCTAAGAAAAACATAAAAATACGTTCTATAGCAATATTGTTATTATTTCGTGGGTAGGTATTCACAAATTCCGACAGTTCGTTCGTTTTACCATCAGCAATGTCTATCAGGTCAGTTTTAATTTGACTGAAAGATTTACCTGTTCTCACAAAAACTGCTAAAATTCTTAACATTTCCTTTGTAGATACCAATGGTAGGTTATATGGGAATTTTTCAAAATCTACATATGATAACGTGGAAATTATATTTTCTGGTATATATTTTTTAATTTTGATATCATCCAATTTTGACATTTTTATCTTTTAAAAAGATAAAAATTATATACTACGAGATTCTTCTGATATATACTTCTTAAAACCATCATAATTTTGGCCATTGTCCACAAATTCTTTGATAAGTTTCATGACTCCCCTGTAATACTTGTAAGATTCTTCTTTTTTACCTGGAGAACACTGTCTCATTGATGACTTTTCGTAAACAGTAAAACGATGTTTATATTCCTTGTCATGTGTATTGAGTTCGTTATTGTTATCGACGGGAAAACAGATAATGGCACCTTCAGATTTCCAATTATGAAATTCAACCGAAATAGAATGTTTGTCAAGCAAATATGCTGCCATTCTATGTAAATACAGACGCTCGTCTTTGTCGCATATTTTAATGTGATATACAGAATTGTATAGTTTAGGGTACACTGGTCCCAGAACGCCTTCAAAAATATTTTCCATTTTTTTGATATTTTTAATCTTGGTCATATATTCACTTGCCTGTAAATCATTAAAATCGTCAATGTAAATCAGTAATGTACCGAGTGCTCTTCTATCTATATGACATGCGCTGGGTAATTCTGATAATCTCTTGAGTTTACCGTGTGATATACAATTTTTTTCAATCCACGAGTAGATACTATCTTGTTCTTCTTTATCTAAAGCTTGAAAATATTCTATGTTACTTTTGAGATTATTGAGATGGTTAATCATACACATAAAGGCCGTCTTACCAGTCTCGTAATCACAGGTTCCAACACTTGTGATTATTGTTTCGGAAAGCTTAATATGAACATTCTTGTCCAAAATCTGAAGGTCAGAACATATCATATTGTTCATTGCGCCTAATCTCACACCTCTTCTAATATCTTTAAAACAAGAAGTTATGATAATATTATTTATTCCAAAGAAATTTATACCATCTCGTGTCCCGGAACCAAGTTTGATTCTCTCACCTTTTGGGTTGAACAGATGAACTACTGGCAAGTATTCTGCTACGGTTCTTGTTCGGAGAGACTTGTCAAGAGTAGCTACCATAGTCACGGTAGACGATTTGTAATTTTTCTCGGTTAATATATCAACACTCATTTGGTATATTAGATTTTTTTAAAATTTCGTTTTAAGTATTAATATGGAAATGTGAATTATAAACCTTTTTAGAATGTTTTTTGGCAGTATCTCCAAGACCTTTCTTTACATTGTTAAGATAGTCAGCAGAGTCGTTAAATATTGTATTCATCTTGCCATAGTAAAACAAATAAATTGCTGACATTGATACGATTAACAAAATCATAATAATAAACCAGAACCACCATTTCAACAAAATCGATTCACTGTCTATGTTTCCTTTTGACGAATAAAACTTTTCGCCTATATTGTATTCATCATAAGTCAGAATTGGAAATTTTGGTTTACAAGGTCCCGTTAAACAGTTAGTGCCATCACTATTACGAATGTAATATAAAGAATACGGAACCAATGTATTACTACCTAAAAACTTTATATCCTTGAGGTCGCTCAAAGATTTATTGGTACATAATACCTTGTAATTAGTTTGATTGTTGATATAATTTGGATAAGATACGAAATATGGTGTCCCTGTTGTACAAGATATCGTGTTATATGCATCATCGAAAGTTGATGTGCTGTTGAAATTAGAAAACAGACTAGCATTGAGTAACGCTTGGTAGTAGATTAACGGAGTTTTTTGTCTTAAATCTTCATTGGTTGCTATACCGTTGTAAAAATTAGTTTGTGAACAAGACGCGTTACTTTGTTTGGCGAATGAGACCAAATCGGTCCCTGTAGGTTCTAAAGAACCTGAAAAGGTAGAAAATTCATTGAGAACACTACAACAGCTATATGTTTGCGTGGCCTCGCTAAATGTTTTGTATTCTGGCAAAATATTACCATAATAGTCAGTACAAACACAAAACGGGGAAGAACTATCTATACCGCAATTATCTGTGAAAGCCATTTTAAAACTTATAAAAATGAATTATTAACAATTTTTAGTTCTAAAAAATGGAGGATTCATACGATATTTTCTACGACCATATGAAAACTCTTGAGAGTTTTCTAAAAGCTAATGGATATATCAACACTAATCCATCCTACGAGGATTTGGATCAGGATGAGTTTTTCGAAAAACTCAAGGAGACTTTTACAAGCAATAGAGAACTTGTAGAAGTAATGGGTGATATTAAAGATTATCGTTTGTTAATGTCCGGTATTTTTGACCATTCAACTACACCGGACAAAAGATTGTTTGTTTTTTTCTGTCCTACTTTGGGTGATAACATGACTTCTAGGGTTCAAGAGTTTTTAAGATTCCTTTGTAATATCAAAAATTGTAAAAACGGCATTATAATCGCAGACAGAGATTTGTCTCCAGGTGCCAAAAAAGAACTCAACAATGTCAAGGACTACAACAGTCCTGATTCTTACAATGTCTATAACATAAAAATATTTACAGATAAAACATTCATTGATATAGTTGACAACAATTATGTCCCCAAGGTGGTAAAGATATACTCTACTGAAGAAGCTAAACTTTTTTGCGAAGAAAATAAGATAAAGGAAAAAAAGCTGATGAAGATAGTGGTTGACGACCCTTTGTGTTCATTTTACATGGTAAAGATTGGTAATATAATCGAAATAGAAAGAGAAACAGGTGTTGAAAGTGATATTCTCAGAACACAACGTGTTTTTAGATATGTCACTGGGATTCCATTTCAACGAAAAATGTCACGTAGATGAAACTCTCGCCTTAAATATTTTGTTTGAAAAACCTATTATCTTTGATTCTCTACGAATTATCTCTTTCTTGCAATCTTTTTTCTCTGTAATTTTATCCATTTTTATCTTTTAAAAAGATAAAAATTAAATTAAATTTTCTATTTTTCTTAACAATGGCGACATTGGACGCATCTTCGCGGGGCCTTTTTCCTCATATTCACTTTTCTCAGTGTTCAATAGAACAATCAAATCCTTCTTTTTGAGTTTACTATAACCACGTATTTTGCGTTCTTTACATAGTTTTTTGAGTTCTTTAATTTTCATCTTTGTGTAATCCATTTTACTTATTGATAAATTTACCATTTTTGAATCTCTTTTTGAGTTCTTTTTCAAGTATATCCAAATCATTAATCCAAATTTCTTGAGCTACTACTTTCTTAGAGAGTTCTAAACGCGCTTTACATTCTTCCAAGTTCTTCTTGTGTTTTTCCAATGATTCAACAGAGAAATCACGACTCCTTGATTTGTCATAATAATCAAAAGGTATGTTATGCTCTGTCATTTTCGCTTTGATATCTTCTTCCTTGACCTTCATAATCACTATTTCTTTGCTCAATACCAGTGAGATGAATTTAATCTTGAACGAGGTGTCTTTAAATTTTTCTTCTTCGTTGGAAATGCGATTGTTACGAACAAGTTCATAATGTTTTAACATATTAACAAAATACTCCTCAAGAACCGTTTGAATATCTTCGAACTTCTTTGGAAATCCCTTATGGTCTATCAGAGTGATGTTTGATAAACCAAACGACTTAACAAGATGAAGAGAACGATGATTGGGTTGAGCATAATTTGAATTCCAGTGAATCACAAACTTTGGTCTATCAGTCGTTGAGTTATCCTTAAAATCATAAACGGGTCTTCGCGAACCCTTAACATGTACTAAGCCTTGAATCCATTTACGGTAGTCATGTAACCATGTTCTGACCGGGACTTCTGTTATTTCAATGATAGGTCCTCCTTGCTTGTGTAATCCTGTCACATCAAATTTGCCGTATGTTTTCATACGAACTTTTGCCGATTTAGCATGTTCATAAATAGCCTTGGACTCTTCATCACCCCCTTCTTCTGAGGATTCTGATATTTTACGATTCTTTGGCACATCTTCATTACTAAGTTCTTCTTCATCATCACCTTCAATAACAAATCCATTTTTTGTTTGTCTTTCTATCTTAATTTTGCCTTCGAAGGTATTATACCAAGGAGAAATGGTTTTAGGATTTTCGACACCATTACAGCGGTCCTTCATCCATTTGAGGACATCCAAAGGATTATAACAGGGTGTTGTTGTAGAAAATGCTGTAGCGATGCCATTAGTCCCGTTTACAAGACCAATGGGAATGACTCCAGGAAGCCAAAGTGGATCACATTCTTCATCATCTACAACGCGCTTCTCAACAAGGTCGATATATTCTCTCTTGAAAACATATGGAATCCACCAAGATAGATGTACTTCAGAATACCGTGCATCAGCAGCATTTTTACCACCATCAGCACGTGTTCCAAATTGTCCTTCTTTCTTAAAATATCCCATATTGTTAGAACCAACAAAATCTTGTGCCATCTTGATAATGGTATCAGTCAAAGATTTTTCACCGTGGTGATATTGTGCCATATCCGCAGCCTTGTTAGCAAAACGACCTGTTTTAATGGTTTTACCTTTGCTTGGGTCGTATTTAAAGTATTCTAAAGCAGACCACAGTGCCTTACGTTGGGATTCTTTCAGCAAGTCATATTTTGACGGTATAGCGCGAAACAAAGAAGCAACAGAATAAGCGACCAGTTCACGATTGATGAACTGACTAATATCTTGACCTTTCTTTAACTTTCCAAAATTAGAAACATCCATAGAAACAACATCATCAACTTGGGTCACATCACGCCATTCTTCAATCCATTTCTTACGTGAATCTGCGAGGTCGTGATGGAAAGCAAGATTCAAATGTTCTACTGACTTTGAATCATAAAAACAGATAACTGTTGGTGCTGTGGTGAGGTCATCGACAATGTCTTTGTCATTAGAAGTTCCAAGACCTTTATAATACCTCACAGTTAATCCCTTCATATCGTTTTTAACTCTCCAAGTTTCAAAATCACGAACCGTAAAAAATCTTTTCATAATCTTATCTTTCTTCAAAACTTTAATCATAGGAGTTCTCAAATAACCAATCATATTACGCTGAAGGATACCTGGAAATTTCTCCCTAAAAAAGTTGAGAACACAAGCAAGGATATGCATACCATCATCATCAGCATCGACACACATCAGGATATGACCATATCGTAACTCTGCAAGATTTTCTTTGATATTGTAATCTGTATCTTCTTTCAAACCCAACATTTTCTTGATGTTACAAATAACCGTATTTTCCGCATATTGAATAGGTCCAGCATTTGTAACATTCAAGACCTTGCCTCTCATTGGTAGATAACCAAAGATGTCTTTGCCACCTTCAAGTAAACAAATGCGTTTCTGAGGGTAGTTAGCAGCACTAAGACCCTCTACAAGATGAAGTGTACATCGCATTGAATCTTTAGTCCCAGCAAGATTAGCATCTTCACCATTTTCACAATCAATATGTTTACGCTTGATGCCATCTGTTTTTGATACTTTGAGAAAAGCCATGGCATCAATCTCAGCATACAAACGTTTGATGATATTCCAACTCGTCAATTTACGGAGATTCTTTTCTTTGTATTTAATAGACACAGAAGGCGAAACGAGTTTGGTTTTAGATTGAGAATTATAATCTGGATTACAAAGACGAGCATTTATGATAAAAGAGATATGAGGTCGAATATTTTTCACGGTGATGGAATTTTTCTTTCCTCTTTTTGCTCCACTATTCATAATATCGATAATCTTCTTAAATACAGGTTCCTCGGCAGAATCAACATGAACGCCACCTTCCGCTGTAACTAAACCGTTCACATAAGAGATATTGACAGGTTTGTCTGGAGAATCGATAACCATAATCTCAATCTCTGGAATGTTCTCTGGTCTCTTTGCTGTTGCGATGGCTTTCTCTTGAGTCTTTTGCTGAGCATTTACTATTTTTTCATCTGCATCATCTTCCCATTTGTATTCAATAAAATGATTTTTGAGTTGTTCTTCAGACCAAATCAATGTAGCGTATTTACTGATTTCTCTGTAATCTAACTCTAATCCGTTGAACGATGTCTTGATTTTACAAGTGAACGAGAAATCCACTGCAAATCGACAAAAGATTTCGAGATGCTCTGGTTGATAACATCCCATACCAAAGCGTTTGAAATCCAAATCCCAGCTCACCGTAACACTACCCTTCTTGATAGACGGGTCTTTGACGATATCAACATCAGGTTTCCGATCTCTGTTATCCAAGAACATGTTATCATACCAAGTAGAGGTAAGTTTAGTCTTTGTATCAGGGTCCTCGACAATTAAAGAAAACTTTTTCGAGAAAATACAAGTGAGTTTCGCTCCAAAACCATTTTTACCCGCACCCATGCGCTTGACTTTATCTTCGTCATCATAGTTGTTTGATGTTCGAAAATAGCCAAAAATGAATATTGGCAACCATTCCCACTTTTCAGCATCTTCAGTGTATTCTTCAACCTTGGTGTTACCGTTTTCCTCAACAAGCGCGACTTTCTTAACAGGAATATGTAGACCACCATTCTTAATAGTAATGGTTCGATGGTCAGCAGTGATGTCAATGGTTCCAGGATCTACACCAGCACGACGGGATGCATCAACGTTATCGCCAGCATTGGAAAGGATTTCGAGAAGAAGTCTTTCAACACCTTGAGGAAGTGTTGTGGAAACTTCTTTCAATTTCATAATGTTAGTGTCCATAGCAAAAACATTACGCTCAAGTGATTTGGTTGAACCGATATATGTATCAGGTCTCTTGTAGACATGATTGATATCGGACAAACCCCCGTAATCGGTCACTTTGCGTTCAGTTCTTCCTTTGGATGCCATGATTTTTATTGATTTATTTCTTAAAAATAAATCAATTTTAAAAATGAAAAAATTACATCGAGTTCTGAATAAAACCGAGTAACGATGGATTATCATCTTTTTAAAACCGGTGGTGTTTCTTTGGTACTGGGGAGGGGTTACTATTCGAAATTCCTTCGGGAGAAAAAGGGAAAACTCATAAAAATAACAAAAACGACCCCGTTACATAACGAGTTAAAGTATGTTAATGTTATCAGAAGAATAGATGACTGTGAAAAATACTACGCTATCCCAGATGAGTTAGTGTTTTTACTCAAACCTACAGATGAGATGTATAAATATTTTCAGAAACTAGTCAAAAACAGCCAAGATATATTTCAAGGAAACGTCAAATGTTTCTATATGGACTACGCTGGTTCCAGAGACATGCTTGATACTTTGATTACTATGTCACGATACAGTCATTTCTCGTTCTGGTCTTCATACAAGAAGATTTTGAAATTCATCAAGCATATATTGTTGGGTCTTAAATATCTTCACGAAAAGACAATTTGTCACTTGGACATTAAACCTGAAAACATCATGATTGACCGTTACAAATGTAAATT